TATGATTCACTATATAGGCATCAGCCTATTATGATTGTTGACGATGCCTTTACTGAAAGGAATGGATTGGATAGTGCTTTTCTAACGCGAGTTGTTAATTCATCTTCGTTGGAAGTAGCAAAGGCTGATGTTTCGGATAAGGGTGAAATTTACGATTCTCAGATAATTATTATAACTTGCAATGAGACCGATCCTGTATCTAAAGCTGCTGAGTTTATTAATTCAGCTAATAAAATTATTAGAAGACTTGGACAAATGTATCAATTAACTCTACGTAAGGGACAAACAACTATGAATGTTTCTGAACTACCTGAACTCACCACTATGAACATGGATGATAGAGAGAGAGCCATTATCTCTCTCGTTAATCAAAAGTACTTATTTACACCATATGAGTACACTAGTAACTCTAATGTTCCTGTAGCTGGATCCCCCGTCACCTTTGAGGAGGTCATCAATAAACTACAGGGTGAGTTTGTTAGAAAGACACAATTTATGGACATTAAATTTAATTATTTAGCTGGACTTGAAGCACAGAGTGGAGTTGCTGAGGAATTCCATGAATGTATCGATCTGGAAGACGAAACTGAGGAAATAGATGTGGGCGATATCTTAGATACGCTTACATATAATGTGTTTTCTGCGGATTGTTTAGCAACATATGCAACCGAAATTGAATATATAAAGAAGAATTCTACTCTACCAGACATTGCCAATAGGTTGGCAGTTTTTGGAGCTAATACTAACGTTGATAACAAGTGGAAGATAATTTTTAATCTAGCTCAACCACCAGTTTCAGTTTGGACACAATGGAAGGGATTTGCTTTCGAAATTGCGAAAGCTTTCCAAGAACACGCTGGTGTTTCTCTAGCTCAGTGTGGATTTACTGGAATTGCTATTGGAACAATTGTTGGCTTAATCATAAGTATCATCAACTACGTTGGCAAAAACGTTGGATTAGCGTTTCAAAACTTAATCTATGAAGGAATCAAGACAACTAACGTTAAGCACATCACTAATAATAGGCTAATTCCGCAGGTCGGAAAGCCAGATTATAATGAACATGAGCTTAATGAAATTAATGCTGTACGTAGACAGATTCACAAAATTGCACATTTTGTTGGAAGTGAGAAGAGAAATGAATCACACTGCTTCTTTGTCAATAGTAAGACTATTATTACGAACAAGCATTTCTTTCAATCAGGTAAGGATTTTCCTTTCTCACACGTTCGAATTCAACAAAAGACTAAATTAGGTGACACTGTCGGTTTCGAAGCTGTAGCCATTTCGCCGGATCAAATTTATGATTATGGAGAGAATAGCGATCTTGTTATGTGTAAACTGCCCGTATATTGGCCAAATGTGCGGACATTCAAGAACCTAGTCACTAAGACAGTGACTGATAAGAGAGCTATTTTCATCGGCGCAACAGCAGAAGAAGACGTTATTGTACAATGGAAGGGAGACATTGCGAACAGAAGAATGTACGATGACAACATTGAAGTTAGCTGGGTTGGATACCCAGATGGATACCAGTCTCAATTCGGAGACTGTGGACGACCTTACTATGTATTTGGATCAAGTGGATCGACTAGTGGAGTCGTTGGAATTCACAGTGCTCTTGAGAGGAGTTCTGGATTAGGTGCTGCGTCTTTGATTAAGAACATGTCGATTGATAACACGCCTGAGGAAGCTTATGAATTTGAAGCACAAGTTGTGCAGAGTAAATTTTGGACATCAAAGATTCCTCTTATGGCACAGACAAAAATCGATGGAATTGATCAAACACGTTTTGTGTGTCGTCGCTCTAAATACGAAAAGATTGAACCATCTTTAGTTGAGGAGAGCGAGTGCGACGCGAAGCCTGCATCAATGAACGTTATGAAAGTCGGGGAACAATTATATGACCCACTAGTTGGTGGTTCCCAGAAATGGGATACTGACAAATGGGCCGGTGTACCACTCAGGTACATCCAACTATTCACTGATTACTTTATGAATAAATTGCCCGAAGTAGAACCACGGGTTCTTACGGATCACGAAATGATTAACGGAATTGGTAACATGGGAAAACTGAAAATGTCAACTTCACCAGGTTACTACGCACGGTGGTTTAATGATGGGAAGAGAGAAATCTTCGATGCATTGCCACAAAGGTACGACGAAAGCGGGCAGGCCTTGCCCTTGGAATACGAATTTTCAGAAAAGGCCAAAACTACTATAATTGAACACGGATTGACTTTTCCCGAGATACTCAAGAAGAAGGAGGATATGATGAAGGAATTAAAATTACCTAGCTTTCCATTTATTTGCACGTTGAAGGATGAACTGCGGCCAAAAGCTAAGGTTGAAATTGGAAAGACGCGGGTATTTGAACAATCTTCTCTGGACTTTGTTATGCTTTGTAGAAAATACATGGGTCATTTTATTGACATGTATAGAACTCACGCTGGATTTACTTTGTATCACGGAATTGGACGAGAGCCAGAAAGTGTTTGGCACAAATATGCACATACAATATTCTCTAATTCAACTTATTTACATGCTTTTTATTACAAAAATTTTGACGGATCATTACCAAAAGAATGCTTTACATTCTTTCATAACATTATTAAGGAATATTATAAGGATGCGCCACGAGAAGATAACAATGTTCGTGAGTGTTTATGTGTGTCAATGCAAAATGCTATTCACATTATGGGAGGATTCTCTTTCGAGAGCACACAAGGAAATAAATCAGGGAACGCCTTTACTGACGTTTTTAACTCAATTGCTAATACCTTTCTAATTTGGGTTACATTCATTTCATGGCAAATTGTCGTCAAGGGACAACAAGCCAACCTTAGTGCTTTTGATGCTGGAATCAAAATGTTAACATACGGAGATGACGTGGTCATGTCTATCCGTAAACGACTTTTAGATGATGGATATGATGGAAAACATATTCAGCAATGTTTAGAAGCACTGGGGGTGACTATCACTTCCGCAAATAAGACGAGTGAGATCGAGAAATATATAACTTTTGAAGAGATGACATACCTTAAAAGACCATTTGTTTGGGACGAGGAGTATAGATTCTGGCGATCACCACTTCCTGTCTCAGATATACTGAAGGAGCTTAAATATCGGCCCAAAACGGCTAAGAATAATACTAGTGACCTACATGATAGATTAGAAAACGCTCAGCGTTATTTAGTTGGACACCCTAAGGATTGTTTCCGCAAAGTGTGTAAAAATCTTAGACAGAGGTCTAAGTTGCACAATCTACCCGAAGGCGGAACATTCGGTATCAGCTATGACGCTTTGAGCGCCGACATAAGACTTAAACAACAACTATGCGAGCCATTATATTAGTGGTGAACGATAAGTTCTAAGCAGTTAGCTACTCTGAAGTATAATATTAATATTTAAGTACATCCC